AAGTGATAGAGAATGAATACGAATGGTGTATTGTTGCCGACAGAGAAACAAAAGTTATGTATGTTGTTTCAAATTGCGCCTATAACAGGGGTACATTTACGTTACTTGTTGATGCGGAGGGGAAGCCAGTGCTGTGGAAGGAGGACGAAACAGATGGCTATGACAGAAGATGAATTTCGTGCTTTGATCAAGGAGGCGTATGAAAGACGAAAACCCATGAGAAAATTTCTTAAGTTTTCGATAAAGGGCGAATGCCGAATGCCGTGGGACTTTTACAATCGTCCGGCGCCGAAAGAGTTGCATGGTCTTGCCGGCAATCTTGCATACTACCTTTATGAGGCCATGGGTATACAGTGTCCTCTCGAGATCTCCGAGATCACGCTCTGCGAGGAGGGTGATTTGGACTATCAACGGACTTTGCAAGAGTGGAAGGACTGGCACCGCGAAATGATGGGTGAGGATTGGGACGAGTAAGCGAGGGAGGAGCAATGAAATACATCATCGAACTTGAAGACGAACCTTTCTCCAATGAGATTGGCGAGGAATTGTACCGGGCAAAGGGCTTTAAGAGCCTGGTGTTTGACGCATACGGTCTTAGCCGGTTGACGTCATATGAAGATGATATCGAAGCCAGGAATGCCGGCATAAAAGAAGCCTGGAATCTGGCAGCAGAGCTTATCCGGATGGATCCGCTGGACGGCGACCCGGTGAGCGCGAAAGACATCCGCCCCGGTCTTACCAACTATCAGGCCGTGAAGAATGAATATGACAAGTATGTGGCGCGCCGCCATAGGAGATTATTCCAGGTGGGTTATGAAGTCGTTGCCAGAAAAACCGGCCTGAAGGGTATAGTCATGAGCATCGAGGACGAGCATACTGCCCTGGTACTGTATTCGGAGAACGGAGAGATCCACAGCGGCCTGTGGGATCTTGACCATATGGAGAGAACGGGCCGGAACATAAGCTATCACGGGCCGGAGGATGTACCGAGCAATGGGTAAGAAAGGTGATCTACTGAGGGCAGCTAAAAAGCAATCCGCCCACTACACTTTTACCGGCGCCGAACTGGAAGCGCATGACGCTGCGGTCCGGGCAGCTTATCGCAAGGATCTGGTAGGGCGGCTGAAAGAAGAAGCGCGTATAGCATCGGCGGAGTGCGAAGAGGATGTGAAGCAGGGGATCCGGGACCACTGGGACGGCATAGCGAAGGAGTTCTATACCCCGGACGAGCAGGAGAACACCAACAACATGATTTCGTATCTGCTGGCCATATCGTCCCGCGTGTTGATCGAAAAGTTTCACTGGAAGCCGGCCCCGAAAGATTACTATGACCGGCGGAACCGGACGGTGCAATTCGCGGAAGCTGTGGTGGCGGAGCTGGAGAGGATAACGCAGTCCGAGAACATGGATATACGTGCTTACAGTGAGGAGACCTACAAACTGTATGGCGTAAAGTATCGAAACGCGGAGGTGGAAGATGGCGATGCTGATGATCCTTAAGGGCACGGTTCTCCTTATGGGACTGGTGGCACTGATCTTCATGGTTCTTGTCCTGGCGGAGTTCGCCTTCTTCTACCTGCTGGATAAGCTGGATGAGCGCAGGTTGAAACGGAAGCGGGATGAGGAATGGTGGGTAGACGATTGACTTACGGCGTTATGAAGGGGAGCGACTATGAAAGATAAACTTAGCAGGAAGGCATGGCAGAGAGCAATAAATGCCTTGCTATGGTACCCGGACAACAAGGCCGAATATAACGCGCTTCCGGGCGATACGCGGGACGGAGCGTTTGACCCTACGGGAAAGGCGGCCGTCGAACTGGCAGAGAGTATGCGCTACCAGACCATCAAGCAAGAGATAACTGCTGTGGAGGCAGCGCTTGCACATCTGCACGAGGATCAGCGTGTGGTAATAGAACGGCGGTTTTTTAACATCCCGAAAGGAGAGGGCGTCTACAGGAAGCCGCGGCAATATGACTTCCTCCAGGACATTGGTTTCTCCGAACGGGCCATGCGGCGGATCAGCCGGAAGGCTGTTGTCTATGTCGCGTATTTTCTGGGCGAAAAGTAAGTTGGCCGTTTTTTCATAAAAAAACATGCTAAACTGGTATCGTGAAAGTGTACAGAGACGGCAGCTGAATCCATTTTCATAATCTTTTTTCATAGGTTCCTCTTGCGGAAAGGGCAGTCCATGCGGCTGCTCTTTTTGCTTCTGGAAAACACAAAGGAGGTGATCGCATGGCCAGGCCGCCGATTTATCTACAAGTCGATACATCTGACACGGCTGAGATGGTTGCGCGGTTACAGGCTGCCATGAAGCCGGAGGCGTTCGAGAAGGCCATGTATGGCGTTTTCAGGCGTACCGGCGGCCACGTGAAGACGATCCTGAAAAAGGACATCCCGCCGAGGTACAACGTAAAGCCCGGTGAAGTGGGCTCTACGATTCAGGCTCCGACAGTTACCACCGGTGCTGGCGGTGTTGGCTGCAGTATCCCCGTGGTTGGCCCGCGCAAGCACATTGGTGGAGGCGGCCGCGGCTTTACCGCATACGGTAGCCGAAGGGGCTGGGCTTCTTTGAAATCCGGGCACTATGACATTACAGCGCAGATCTATCGCGGGCAGAGAAGCACCCTACCCGCGAAAATGACAAGCTACGGTGGAATGCCGCCATTCCGGAATATTCCCTCCGCTCTGCATGGCGTGACCTTTACTCGTTCCGGGAAACCGCGACTTCCGATTGAGCCCGTTATGGGTATCGCTATCCCGCAGATGCCGATGAATAAGGCGAAGCCAGATGTGCAGAAAGATATCGCTCAGTACATGAACGGGCGTGTGGCGGCGAGACTTCAGGCGCTTATCAAGAATGGGCGGTGAGCATGAAGGGACTTACGAAAAAGGAGCTGGCGAATATCGCCGGGTATACATATCGGCGAATCTATGACATTGACCGGGAGCAGCCGGAGGGCAAAAAGCTGTTTGTGGAAGCTGCGGACGGCAGGTACGATCTGCCGACGTTCGTGCAGAACTGGGTGGCCTACAACGTCGCCCACGAAGTAAGTGACGACACGGATCTGGATGCCGCCAAGACCAAGCACGAAAAGGTGAAAACCGAGAAGACCCAGCTGGAGGTCGCGCGGCTCCGCGGGCAACTGATCGATGTGCAGGACGTCCGTAGGCTGTGGGCCGACATCACCACTGCCGTCACACAGAACATGCTCCGGCTCCCGAAGAAGATCGCCCCTCTGCTGGTGATGATGGAAAACGAGGAAGCTATCTCCGCCATCATCGACGATGAAGTACGGCGGACACTGGAAGCTATAGCAGACACCCCGCTCCCCTCTTACGTGGAAGACGGTTCAACAGAGGATGACGATGACAGGGAGGTGTGACGATGCGGGCTATCAAAGAGCTGGCCATTCGCACCCTTGAAACCTTCCGCCCGCCAAAGAAGCAGACAGTATCCGAGTGGGCCGACCAGAACCGGATGCTGGTATCTGAAGGGTCCGCAGAGCCAGGGCGGTGGAGAACGGACAGAGCGCCGTATCAGCGGGAGCTCATGGATGCGTTTAGCCAGCCCGGTATATGGCAGATCGTCATTATGGCATCGGCCCAGACAGGCAAAAGTGAAGCTGAGTTAAACATGATGGGCTACGCCATCGACAACGATCCCGGGCCCATGCTCTATATCCAGCCCACGGATAAGACCGCCGAGGATTACTCCAAGCGGCGAATACAGCCCATGATAAACGCCTGTCCGACACTGAAGGACAAGGTGTATAAGGCCAGAAGCCGAGACTCCGCCAACACGATCACCATGAAAACCTTCCCCGGCGGCAGCCTGGCAATCATCGGGGCCAACAGCCCGTCGGACCTTGCCAGTAAGCCGGTCCGGTATGTGTTCATGGATGAGATAGACCGATTCCCTGCCAGTGCGGGAACCGAGGGTGATCCCAAGGACTTAGCCGAGCGCCGTACCGAAACCTTCCGAGCCGCCGGCAGAAAGATCGTAAAGACCAGTACCCCGACGATCAAAGGCAAAGCCGGTATCGAGCGGGACTACATGGACGGTACCCAGGAGGAGTGGTGGACGGAGTGCCCGGAGTGCGGCGAGTGGTCTTTTATACGGTTCGAGAACATCAAGTTTGATAAGCAGGAGTTCAAAAACCGGGACGGGGAACCGGACTTTAACGTCTCGAACGTCCGCTGGGAGTGCCCGTATTGTCATGAAACCACGGTGGAGTATAAGACCAAGCGCCTGCCGGGTAAGTGGGTGGCACAAAACCCCAAAGCCCTGGAGCGGGGGATCCGGTCCTTCCGCCTGAATGCATTCATGTCCCCCTGGTCTGACTGGAAAGAGATCTGTCGGAAGTTCCTTGTGGCGAATGCCAGAAAGGACGTGGAGGCCCTGAAGGTCGTGTTCAATACCATGTTCGGGGAATCCTGGGAGATCCGTGAGGGCGATGGGCTTGACGAAAAGCTGTATCAGCGCCGCGAGCATTACGAGGCCGAGGTGCCGCGCGAGGTGCTTGTGCTGACCATGGGAATAGATACCCAGGACAACCGTCTGGAGTATGAGGTGGTTGGCTGGGACAGATCCGGGCAGAGCTGGGGAATCAGCCGCGGCGTGATCCCCGGAAAGCCGGACGCACCGGAGGTGTGGGAAGAGGTGGACGCGCTGCTCGATCATGAGTGGCAGCACGCCAGCGGCATCAAGATGCGGGTGCTGGCCACCTTCATTGACTCTGGTGGCCACTACACCACCACGGTCTATAAGGAGTGCGCGAAACGTTCGTCCAGGCGAATATTCCCGATCAAGGGTGAAGACGGCGAGGGCAAGGAAGAATGCCGGGTCATGAAGCGGTCCGGCGGTGACGGCGTGAAGTTCATGCTGGGCGTTGATGCCGGTAAGGAAGGAATCATGTACGAGGCCGGCATAGAAGAGCCCGGGCCAAAATACATGCACTTCCCGCGGAACACACTGAGCGGTTATGACCGGGAATACTTCCGGGGATTGATCTCCGAGAAGATGGAGATTCACCGCAGGTCCGGACAGGCGAAGATTGTGTGGACGAAGTTCTATGAGCGGAATGAACCACTTGACTGCCGGAACTACGCACGTGCGGCATACCGGTACTTCCACTGGCACTTCGATGAAGTCGAGGCTGCGATCCGCGGGGAAGAGCCGGAAGAGAAAGTGGTCACGCGGGCCCAGGCTGAAAAACGAAAAGCGCGGCATGTAATCAGCCGCGGAATCAAAGTATAGCGAGGAGGTGACGAGATGGCTGCGAAATCAGCATACGTGCTGGCCGAAGCCAGGGAAATGTTGGGCCTTTGCAAGACCGCGATGAATGAGCTGGTATCCGGCCAGGCGAAGAGCTACCGGATCGGCACACGAGAATTTACGGCATTCGATATCGACGAGCTCCTGCGGTTGATCCGATACTACAGCGATCTTGTCGCGTCCCTGGAAGGGCAGGTCCGGTCAAACAGTGTGGCCCGCGTGGTCTTCCGTGATCTGTAGCCTATAGGAGGATGACTTATGGACAACAAGAGTCCCACTGTGGGCGAGAGACTGCTGTTTCTGTTCAGCCCCAAGCGCGGGAATGAAAAATATAACGACCGGCTGAAACGTGAAGCCGAAGAAAAGAGCGGAGCCGCGGCACCGAAAATGAGCTACGGCAGCCACGGTGCCAGCCAGACCCTAAACAGCCTGGTGGGCTGGATCGTGAATGCCGGAAACGCCGAGGACGACATCGATCTGTATTCCTCCACCCTGCGGAAGCGGGCGCGGGATCTGTATTCCGGCGGCGGGCTTGCGAGGAGCGGCCCGCAGTCCCTTACCACCTCCGTGGTCGGTTGGGGCATCCAGCCGAAGCCGAAGATCGACGGCGACTTCCTGGGCCTGTCTGATGACGAGCGGGAAGAGGCGGAGCGGACGATCATCCGGGAGTTTAAGCTGTGGGCCGAGAACAGCATGTGCGATGCGGAACGGCAGCAGGACTTCTACGGGATCCAGCAGCTTGCATTTTTGTCCATGCTGATGAGCGGCGACGTGTTCGCGCTTTTCGGCATGAAAGAGAATAAGCGCACCCCGTACCAGACCACCATCCGGCTGCTGGAAGCCGACAGGATCAGCAATCCCGATTCCAGCGGCGACAGTGAAAGCGTGGAAACGGAATCCGGCGGCAGAATCATCGATGGCGTGGAGATCAACAAAGAGGGCGAAGTCATCCGCTACCACGTTTCCAGCCGAAGCCCGCTTGCACAGAACGACGGCGGGGAGCTGACCTGGACGGCCATCGACGCATTCGGCAAGGATACCGGCTATCCCAACATCCTGCACATCATGACCCACGAGCGGCCGGAGCAGCGTCGCGGCATCCCGTTTGTGGCGTCGGAGATTGAACAGCTCAAACAGTTCTCCCGGTACATGAACGCGGAGCTGGCGGCGAATGTGGTTTCCGCCATGCTGACGGTGTTCATCACGTCCGAGGACGATGACGGGAAGTTCGGTCTGGAGGACGCGGTAAACGAGGACGAGAAAGTGACGGACGACGACTTCCAGTTGGAGCTTGCACCCGGTGCTGTGTACTCCCTGCCGCCTGGAAAGAAGGTTGACGCCATCAACCCGCTGCGGGCCAATACGCAGTTTGAGACGTTCGTCAATACCTGCATTATGACCATCGCTTCCAGCATGGGGATCCCGAAGGAAGTGCTGATCAAGAAGTACGAATCCAACTACACGGCGGCAAGGGCTGCCCTGCTGGATTTCTGGCGGACGGTCAGGGTATACCGCACCCGCTTTAACAACAACTTCAACCAGCCAATCTACGAGCAGTGGCTTTCCGAGGCTGTGGCCGCCGGAAGAATTAATGCCCCCGGATTCTTTGACGATCCGGCAGTGCGGCAGGCATGGTGCGGCTGCGTCTGGATGGGCGCCAGCATGGGCCACGTGGATCCGCTGAAGGAAGTGAACGCCGCGGCGGCCAGAATTGCCAACAACATCACCACCCAGGAACAGGAAGCCAGCGAGTACAACGGCAACGACTGGACAGCGAATATCCGGCAGCGGAAGAAGGAAATGGCTGTACTGAAGGAAATGCAGGACCTGTTCGCCCCGAGCGAACCGGAACTACAGCCGCAGCCGGATGATGCGGACAATGAAGACGAGGAGGGCGAGGAGTAATGCCGAGAGACGTTTTTAAGCTGGCATTCCAGGCCAGCATGAGCGCCGACAGCGACGATACCGGAGAGCTGAAGCTCTACGGCGAAATCGTCCAGGACTATGGGAAGTGGTACAAGGAAAACTATCCGGAAGACAAGAGCGCCAATGATTTCGATAAGGCCATCAAGGAGCTGAAGGACAAGGGCGTCAAAAAGCTGAATATGCGGATCAACTCCCCCGGTGGCATCGTTACGGAAGCCGTGGCCATGCGGAGCATTCTGAGCGGCGCCGGGTTCGACGAGGTGAATATCCGGATCGAGGGCATGTGCGCAAGCGCTGCCACCCTGATCGCCAGTATTCCGGGCGCAAAGGTCTCCATTACCGCGGGCAGCGAGTACATGATCCACAATCCCTGGACGTTTGCCTGGGGAAATGCCAACGACATGGAGCATGTTATCGACCATCTGCGACAGCTTGAAGACACCAGTCGCGCGTTTTATGCGCAGAGATCCGGCCAGTCCGACGAGCAGATCAAGGACTGGATGGACGCGGAAACGTGGTTCACTGCCGAAAAGGCTGTGGAATATGGTTTTGCCGACGAGCTGGCGAAGGACGAAGTGGGCGGCACTGCGCTTCCCGCGGCGGCCTGCGTGACCAGCCGGGAAATGGCAGTCATGAAGGGGTTGTACAAAGAGATCCCTGCAGAGATTGCGGAAACAAAGGCCGACCATACTAGCTCTGTCAGACACGGCGTACCTGATACCGGGGAGCCGTCTGAACATATTTTACCAAAGGAGGAAAGCACCATGGAAATCAAAGACATCACCATGGAGCAGCTCCGCGATGAAAACCCGGCCCTGTTCGAGCAGGTGAGACAGGACGCCGTGGCGGCAGAGCGGAGCCGCCTGGAGGAAATCGATGCGTTAACCATGCCCGGTTACGAGGAGATGGCCTCCGAGGCGAAGGCAAACGGGACGTCCGCTATGGACTTCCAGAAACAGATCGTGGCTGCGATGAAGAAAAAGGGCAAAGAGTTCATCGAGGCCAGACAGAAGGAGACCGCCCCTGCGCAGAATGTGACTGGCGACGCTCCGGCTGATGACAAAAAGACCGAAGAGCAGGCCATGCAGGAAGCGGCTAAGGCTGTAGCAGATTTCGCCGCCACCTATTCCGCAAACACTGCTGACGGCATGTTCTAAGGAAGGAGGAAACGAGACATGAGCGAAATGTATAGCACCATCGGTACTCAGACCTATACCAATCTGCTGGCGGATCCTGAAGGCGCGGATGTCATCTCCGTCCCCGTTGAACCGGGCAGCGGCGATGTGGCGTGCGGAACCGTTCTGTACCGTAAGAGCTCCGGGCTGTGGGCCCCTGCTGCTACTGCGAACGTCGTAGTAACCAATCAGCTCGTTGTTCTGGGCGAGGCCGTTGCTGCTGGTAGCGCTCCCGCTGCCGGTGCTGTTGCGGTTGCCGAGGACGCCAAGGCCTATCGCGCCGGTACTTTTGTGGACGGCGCTGTTAAGCTGGCCGCCGGCGCTGCCCTGACCGATGCGCACAAGGTTGTTCTGCGGCAGCAGGGCATCGTGTTTGACAAGAAGGAATCCACCGCTGACTTCACCAACAGCGTGACCGGAGCCTGATCGTAGGAAGGAGGAAACGAGTAATGGATATCTACTCCACCAGAGCACAGCTTGCGGCTATCGACCTGATGCCGCGTGAATACTCCGCCCTGTATGACTTCTTCGGTCATGAGGCGGGGAACGTGGAAGACGACAAAGCAATTTATGATTTCCGGAAGGGCAGCCGCAGGATGGCCCCGACCGTGCTGTATGGCACCGGTGGCGTTCTGATGGATCGTGATGGTTATGAGACCCGCGAGATCGGTTTCTGCACCATCGCCCCTGAAAGAATTATCGAGGACCAGAACCTCAGAGGCCGCATGTTCGGCGAGAAGGTTCTGGGCGCTATGACTCCCCAGGAGCGCGAGCGCAAGATGCTGGCCAAGGATCTGACCGATATGCGGAAGGCCATCCAGCGCCGCCGTGAGTGGATGGTCCGCCAGGTGCTGCTGACCGGCAAGCTGGAGATCTTCACCTACACCAACGAAGGCCGCGGCAAGAAGGCCAGCATGATTGCTGACTACAACTTCACCAACAATTTCACCACCGACGCTGCCTGGGATCAGGCCGGTGCTGACATCAACGGTGATATGCAGGCCATCTTTGACCTCGTATATGACGGCAGCGGTTATGTTGACATGATCATGATGGCCCCCGACGTAGCCAATGCCATGATCGCCAACGGCACTTACATCAAGTTCTTCGACGGCCGCAATATCGACATGGGCAAGATCAACACCCAGTACCGCGGTTCCGGCCTGCGCTTCATCGGTTGGAACTCCGACGGTGTGGAGATGTACTCCCTGGCCGGTAAGTTCGTTGATGACGACGGTACTACTAAGCCCGTGATTCCTGCCGGCACCCTGATCGCTGGTTCTCGTGACGTCCTGAACATCTATCACGGTCCTGTTACTCAGGTCGAGGAAGTTGGCCAGAACGCGCAGCACAAGACCTACATCAAGAAGGAAGTGCCGCTGCGTTACGGTTCCATCGACGGAAACGCCATCAAGAACCGCCTGACCAGCCGTCCTACCGTCGTTCCTGCGAACGTAGACGGATGGGTTGTGGCTACTGGCCTGACCACCCCGTAAATAACTGAGGAGGGCGGAATGTATAAAGCTAAGCACTATATCCGCCTGCGCGGAAAGGTATTCGGAATCGGGGAGATCCTTCCCGACGGCCTGCCCGCTGAAGTGATCGACAAACTGCTTCGTGTGGGCGCAATCACTCCGGTTGCGTCCACCGTGAGCGAGGAGCCCGTCACCGAGGAGGAAGAGGTCGAAATTGCCGATATTGACGCGCTGGATGGTATCGCAGAACAGCCGACCAAGAAAAAGGCGGAAAGGAGAAAACGTAAATGAAAGTGAAGATCCTGAAGACAGGGGAAGAGCTTGAAGTCAACGAGAGTTTCGGCGCCCGCCTGATCGAGCAGGGCCAGGCTGTGGTTGCAAAGAAGACCGCAAAGGCAGTGCAGCAGACAGCGCCCGCCGAAGAAGAGAAGGGCAAGAAGAAAGGGTGATGGAAGATGGCCCTGAACACACGGATTGCCAACGACATCAGCAGAACGTTCATGCGGAAAGACCATTTCGCCGAGACGCACTACTGGAACGGCCATGAGATCACCTGCGTGCCGGACGAGGAAGAAGCGCTGAAGCGGAAGAACAACAACGTGAACGATATTTCGTGGGACAACAACACGCGGAACCTGTTGATTCACACACCGCTTGCGGACTTCCCCGGCGGAGCAGAGCCGGAACCCAACACGCATATCATGTTCGACAAGCATCCTATGCGGGTGACGAGCGTAGTGACAAATATGGGTGTTCTGGGGATTTATCTTACCGCACTCGATCCGAGGGAGTACTGATATGCGGACTAGCGAGAGACTGAGGGGCCTGAAGACGTGGGCTTATGAAAATCTTTGCCGAGGCAGAGAGATGAAAGCCCCGGGCCCGAGAGGAAATATTGCCGAGATCACCCGGCAGGAGCCGAAGTGCTACCTGGGCTGGGCGCCGGCGAGAATTGATATCACCGGCCAGGTTCAGTGGGACACCCTGAGTGTCACGCCGGGGATCATCATCATGCCGAACCCGGCCCACGCGCAGTACATGGAGGAGAAGCGGTTCGACCGTTACAACAATGTTCACCGGCCTTCCCTACTGGGATCGCACCTGTCCGTGAGCATCCTGTTTTCTGTGTATGAGCCCGGTATCAGACTTCCCGGATTTATTGACACCGTGGGCGAAAGCGGAAAGGGCCTGGATATGTCCCTGATTGTTGAGGGGACGGAAGAAGGGCTGATTACCCTGCTGGACTGGATGGATGACTGCAAGGACGGGCTGCTGCGGGACAAGATGATTCCCGGCACCGATCTGGCGCTGGAGGAGGAGAATCTGACCTACAGCCTGTATACCGACCAGAACTATGTCACGGACAGACGGCCGCTTTACTACGGTTTCATCAATGCAACATTTAACGGGTATGCCGATCACGGCGTTAACCCGCCAATCAACCAATACCTACTGTAAAGGAGGAAAACGACCATGGCTATCTATAAGCACGGCGCTTATGGCGAGGTCAACGCGGTTGGCTCCAGAGTATCTACCGAAAGCCAGGGTGCCATTGTTTATTTCGGCACGGCCCCGGTTCACACCATTGCTCTGGGTGACGGCGAAACCTACCCCGTCAACACGCCCGTAGTCGTAAACAACATCGCGGAGGCCAGGAAGTATTTTGGCTATTCCAATGACTGGGCCAAGTACACCCTGTGCGAGGCCATGCACGTGCATTTCGAGGAGAAGGGCGTAGGTCCGCTTATCCTGATCAACGTGCTCGACCCGGCCACCCATAAGAGCGGCACCCAGGGCACCGCGAGCAAGACCCCCGTCAACGGCGAATTTACCATTGCCGAAGCCGGCGATATCATCCTGGATTCCGTCGTTGTAAAGGCAGGTAACACCGCCAAGGTGAAGGGCACTGATTACACCATCTCCTACAACTCCGACAAGGAACTTATCACCGTGAAGGAGCTGACTTCCGGAGCGCTGGGAACCGATGCCCTGACCGTCACCTACAACACGGTTACCCCTAGTGCCGTTACCGCGACCGTCCTGATCGGCGCCACCGATGGCCTGGGCAACAACACCGGCCTGTATGCCATCGCGGATGTGTATCCGAAGACCGGCCGGATTCCGGCCTATGTGGCGGCCCCCGGCTTCTCTTCCATACCTGCCGTCCATGCGGTGCTGGCCAATATCACCAAGAAGATCAACGGCCACTGGGATGCCTGGATGTTCACGGATATCCCGATTGTGGACGGAAGCACTGCGATCACCCTGGGGACTGCCTACACCTGGAAGAAGACCAACGGCTACACCTGCGAAAACGAGAAGCCCAGCTTCCCGCTGGCCGAGGGTGCGGATGGCAACAAGTACCACCTGTCCACGCTGGAAGCGGCGAACTTCCAGGAGCTGCTGCTTGACCAGGACGGCATCCCTTACCGGTCTGCCAGCAACACCGATTGCCCGCTGGTGAAGAACCTGTACCTGGGCGAATCGTCCACCGCCGTCTATGACGATAGCATCATCAACGAGAAGCTGAACAAGAACGGCATCGCCTCTGCGGCGTATATCGGTGGCCGCTGGGCCCTGTGGGGCGCACACGCCGGCGACTACGATCAGGAGAATGCTGACCCCATCAATGTGGCCGAGACCAGCCGCATGATGCTGTACTACATCAGCAACGACTTCCAGCAGCGCCGGATGCTCGATGTTGATCAGCCGCTCACCTCGAACGATCTGAAGACCATCGTGTCCGAGGAGCAGTCCAGGCTTGACGCGCTGGTGAACATGGGCGCCCTGACCTATGGCGCGGTTTCCATGAACGCAGACCTGGATGCGCAGAGCGATATTCTGACCGGTGATTATTCCTTCGCGTTTAACATCACCACCACGCCGCTGGCCAAGAGCCTGACGGCCATCGTCAACTGGACGGATGAAGGTTTTGTGACCTACTTCCAGGACGCGGAATAAGGAAAGGAGGTAGAGACTATGGCAAGCAAAGTATACAGCAACGTCGAGGACCATAGGCTCCTCGACGGTAAGAAAGTTGTTGAGGATGTTACCAAAGTCGGCCTGCCGACGATCACCCATCCTACCACCAGCATTGACGCCTCCGGCATGGCCATGGCGGTTGATATGCCGAACACCACGCACGTGAATGCCATGGATTACACCATCGTGCACAACAATGGCGTGAACGGCAAGCTGCTGGCTGTTCCTGGCAAGCACACCCAGGAGTTCCGTACCGTTCGCCAGCGCTACAACGTGGCCAAGGGTGCTTTCGAGCATGAATCCGTGAAGTTCCGTCTGGTGGGTGTACACGTGGAAACCCAGAAGGGTGACATCGAGACCGGCTCCCCTTACGGCAGCACCGAGAAGTATTCCTGCCTGCGCTACGAGGAGGAGGTTGACGGCACTGTCGTGACCGTGGTTGACGCCATGGCCGGCATCATCAAGTACAACGGAAAGTCCTACACGGACGTTGTACAGAATATGCTGAAATAATCAGCGCAGCTCCGGCGGGGAGTATGCAGCCGCGTATTCCCTGCCGTATTCAGACAAAAGGGAGACCACTACATGGAAGAAAATAAAGTACAGGCGAAAGCCGAAGAAGCCGAGATGACGGCGGAAGAGAGAAAAGCAAGAGCCGAAGAGGCCATGAGGCAGATGCGGGAACGCGCTGCGGAGATCAAAGAGAAGAGCAAAGAGGCCAGCGAGGCCATGGCGAATGGTCGCGGAAGGCTGAAGTTGGAGACGCCGATCAAATCCGGAGACGGCGAGATCGACGAGCTGAAATATGACTTCACCGTGCTGACCGGAACCGAATATGCGGACGCCATGGACTCTGACATGAACGCCCAGCAGATCTACCGGATCACATACCGGCAGGCCCTTGCCCTGTTTGCAAAGGCCGCCGCGAAGCAGACGGACGGCCTGGACATGCGGGACATCATCGAGCGCATCGGTGGCACCGATGCAGTGGAGGGCGTGCAGCTGGCAACCCTTTTTTTCAGCGCTTCAACGCGGGCGGGGCGCCTGCGTATCTCGAAAGCGTAATCACTGCCGGGATGATCATGCACACGTCCGTAAAGGATCTTATGGACATGAGCATTACCAGATTCACGCAGATCTTCCACGCCATGTGTACGGTGCTGGAGAAGCGGAACGAGCAGACAGGCAGGTAACCGGAGGGAGCTATGAACATTACCTATCAGGGCGTCGATATTACAAATTCGGTGCAGATCAAAAAGTGCATAGTCCACGATACCTGCGGAACGCGGTGCGACAGCATCACGCTGGAATTTGAGAACGCCGCTGCGTGGTATTCCTGGGGGCCGCAAGAGGATGACGAGGTTTCCGTATCCCTGAACGGGTATGACAGCGGGACGATGTACGTGGCCGCGGCGGCTCCGGGGGACACCCGGTTCAAGCTGATTGCCACGGCGCTTCCGGTCAAGGCCCGCGTAAAGGAGAACCAGAGCTACTACGGAAAGACCCTGGCGGAGCTCATGGAATCGTGTGCGGCATCGTCCGGAATGGGCTACGCGCTGTTTGGCGTGGATGGCGGCGTTTCCGTCCCGTACATCTCCAGGGAGGACGAGAGCTGCGCGGCGTTTCTGAGCAAGCTGCTGCAGCTGGAGGGCGCTTCCCTGAAATGTGTGAACGGGAAGTACACGGCAATCGATCTGGTTTATGCACAGGACAGATATCCGCTTCAGAGTATGGGCGTCTCCGTGAATCAGCCGAACGTGGAATATACGCGGGAGGGGACGGCATACAGAACGCTGGCGCTGAGATCCCCCTATGGCAATGCTATAGCAGAGGATACGGCGCTGGACGGCAGTTACAGGGACCTGACCTATAGCGGCCTCCCGATACGGAACGATGTACAGGCGGGCAGATGGGCCAGAGGGAAGCTCTTACACCTGAACCGGATGCAGGAAGCGGTGACCTTGCGCACCGACTTTAATCCGGGATTTACGGCCCTGGAGCGAATAGACATAACGGGCGGGACGGATGCTACCGGCGAGGGGCTGATTGACGACGTGGAGCACGATCTGATCGACCTGAAATCAACAGCAACGCTTAGGCGGTGCATACGCACGATCCAGTAAAGAAAGGCGGCGGGTATGGCTGAGACGAAAAATGGCGGAAGGATAGAACGTGGTAAGGTCATTTCCGTTGCGAACGGCCTGTATACCGTCGCCTCTTTTGATCGAACCGGGATTGAGATACCAGGCATTCCGGCGGTGGATGGCAGCCAGTATGAGGTCGGGGAGACCGTACATTTTGTATCCTTCCCGGATGGCACCGGCTGGATCGCCTGCGGCAGGAGCGCTACCGCGCCGGCGAGCGGATCTGTTACCGGCGTAAAGGGAAACGAGGAAGCGGAGTACCGGTCCGGGCAGGTGAATCTTACTCCGGAGCATATCGGGGCGCTGCCGCTGACCGGCGGAGTGCTGAGCGGATCTGTCGCAATATCTATTACCGGAAGAGGGTATAACCTGACCGATTCCTCCGGGACAAGGTACGGCGGCCTATATGAAAACGGCGATAACCTCTGGGTTGGTGCAGCGTCATCGACAAGTCCGCATCACAGAGGAACACATGGTAATACCTACATCAGCGCCGGGTACAGCACCAACAGCAACGCCGGGAACAGTACGATCTACATCTCCGTACCGTCGCTGTCCGGGGGCGTATGGTCACACACAGCATACGGAGTGCTGCACGCCGGGAACTATGGCGACTATGCTCTGCCGAGATCCGGCGGGGTTCTGACCGGGAATCTTGTTGTGGGGCAGCTCGCGGACACTGTAGATCGGAACGTCACCGTGCGAAATTCCCTGGGGAATGTGGCTATAAATGTCAGTTCTGCGGGAAACCACGGTCTGTATTCTTCCACGAAGGGCGGTTGGATTATCTATTGTAATCCAGAGGCAAATTCAGTAAATTCACTGGCAGTTATCCCAAGACCTTTATATGTTACAGGTAATTTTGCATCTACAGGTGAAGTTCATGCGGGCGGCAAGGGTGCGTCCTCGGACGGCAAGACCGGGTCGATCCTTAGTACGGCGGGCCATCTCTATATGCAGGCCACAAGCGGTAGCCATATCTATTTCTACTATGGAACAAGTACATCGGTCACATCACAACTGTACGAATCCGCAAGCGGCACGCTTACCTGCAGTGGATTTTTCCAAGCAAAACTTTACAATGGATCGTCTGCGCAAGTGGTCGGGTCAAACGGCACAAACGGAAACAGGGTTGCATTGTTTGCGACTCCCGGTGCTACAACGTTTCAGATTGGTGCGCAGTGGGGAGGAACTACCTACAGCACAAAGAGCGTGACGGTTTCTTCATCAGACAAGCGGCTGAAGGAGAACATCAAAGACACCACGGTCGAAGCCATGCCGATAATCAACCAGATTAAAGTCCGGGAGTTTGACTGGACGGACAACAGGGCAGAGAAACATCAGCCCATCGGCATGGTGGCAGATGAAATCGAAAAGCTGGATCACCGCCTGGCTGTTGGTGGCGGGTACGAAAAAGACGGCAGCATGAATATCAAATCCGTAGACACCTTTTACCTTGTCGGATACATTGTCAAAGCTGTGCAGGAGCTGTCCGCGGAAATAAATCGCATGAAGGGAGAAGCCGCATGATGAACCAGGAGATCGTAGCAATCGTACAGAGCTATATGGCACAGAGACGGTCCGGAGAGGGTGGTGTGAAGCTCCCTGCAGCAGTGGCCTGGAAGCGCCGGCTGAACATGGATGAGCTGTGCCGGATGAACGACGTTATCTGCGCGGCGGTCAATGAAGTCACGGCCCCCTTTTTTGACGAAGAACACGCCGAGATTGACGAAAATGGACAGAGGACTGTGAAACCGGAATACCTGCCGGATTTCGTCAAAGCCCAGGCGGAGATCCTGGAGCAGGAAACCGAGGTGAAGATCCGTAAGGTGAGCATCGAGGACCTGGGGAGCATCGAGCTGTCCGACGCTGACATGGATACACTGGCATTTATGCTGGAAGGCGGTGAGTGAGATGTGGTGGGAGCGGATCATCGATTTCTTCGTCCACAATCCCGGCTTTACCGTAATCGGGGCGTTTACCATCATCCAGATCGTCCCAATCAAAGTAAATCCATGGTCATGGGTGGCAGGTCTTATCCACAAGTTTTTGTTCGGCAAGATCGACGAAAAGCTGGACGCGATTTCCGGCAAGGTGGATCGGCTGGAGAAACAGGTGGAGGAGGACAAGGCGCGGCAAGCGCGTACCCACATTCTTCGTTTCGCGGATGAGCTGTACGCGAAAAAGCAGCATACGCAGGAGTATTTCTTGCAAATACTAGATGACGCAAAATACTACGACGAGTATGTAGCATCACACAAAGATTTTGTAAACGGGCGGACCGAAAACGCCTGTAAAATGATCCGGGACACATACAATCAGTGCTGGAAAGAGCACAAGTTCTGAAAGGGGGTCGGTCGCATGGTTTCTGAAAAGTTGGGCGAGGGCGTCAAATTTGAACGGATTCGCCGGATCACCGGCTATCTGGTCGGAACTATGGAGAAATGGAACGATGCAAAGCGGGCCGAGGAGCGTGACCGCGTAAAACATACACTGGGAGGTGCGAAATGAGTATTCAGGATTTGGGTATCGTGAGCGTGGCGGCTATCACCATGATCTGCTACCTGATCGGTGTTTGGTGCAAAGCCACGGAGAAGGTCAAGGATAAGCTGATTCCGGCCATTATGGGCGTTTCCGGGGCTGCCCTGGGAGTGGTGGCCTATGCCACGAAAATGCCGGAATTTGAGGGATTTCACATCCTCACGGCTATCGCTGTTGGTATTGCTTCCGGTCTGGCGGCTACCGGTGTAAATCAGATCTTCAAGCAGGCCGCGAAGGACGAATAATCATAAGTTAACCACGGAAGAAAGGAGGAGTAACTGTGGAAGGGAACATCATTACTGCCGTTTTCCAGGACGGCGAAACTAAATGCGTCGCCAATGGACTTTGGCAGTGGGACTATGGTCAGATCCTCCACATCACCGGGTTGGATCTCCCCCGTTCGGTCGAACTGCACATGTATCAGAAAAATCTGTCGTGCACCAGGATCGGCTCTACGGAGGACGGAGTGACTTCCGTGGATTTGCCGGACGCCATGCTGCAGGTGAATATGCCGATCACCATATACCTGTATCTGCACATGGAGGAGACGGACGGCGAAACAGAGTACAAAATTTCGCTGCCCATTACGGGGCGCCCGAAGCCGGTTGATTATGACATCACGGACCCGGGCACAAGTGCTGCGTATCAGGCCCTTGTGGACGCCACGGAGCTGCTGAATGAAGGTATCGACCTGGTAGAGCAGCGGGCGGAGGAAGCCGCCGGGAACGCGGTCCTGTCCGAGTCCTGGGCTGTGGGCGGAACCGGTACGCGTGAAGGCGAAGACACCAATAATGCGAAGTATTACGCGGAGTGTGCGGAACACTCTTACGACCACGGCGGCTATGCCGGGTTTGAAATTGACCTGTCAACCGGGGATCTGATCGTTACGGTGACAGAGGCGCTGAAGGACGAGGTTTCTTTTGAGATCAACACCGCAACGGGAGATCTGGAGGTGATTGTAGCATGAGTGTAAGATATAGCGCTGGTAAGGCAACTGCATACGGCGCCGCGGTCCAGGCCGGGTACACTGGCACCTACGAGGAGTTTTGCGAGGAACAGGCCCGTTTTGCCGAGAACGCCCAGCAGGTAGCGGAAGACGCAGCCCAGGTGGCGGCTGACAGGGTAGTCGTGGAAGAGGACACACAGCATGTGGATGAAGCGGCTGAGACGTTTACTGAGACAACGGTCCCGGAAGCGACGGCTGCAATTCAGCAGGAAGGTGCGGACCAGGTTTCCGCCGTGCAGCAGGAAGGCGCCACGCAGGTGGCCGCTGTAAGGACCGTAGGCGGCGCCCAGGTTGCTGCTGTGGAATCCGCCGGAGAATACCAGGTAGAGGCTGTAGAGGCCGCTGGAAGCACGCAGACGGGCAACGTAAACACTGCCGGGACTACGCAGGTGGGCGCGGTAAACGCAGCCGGTGCTACCCAGGTTGAAGCGGTTAATTCTGCCGGTACGACGCAGACCGGTAATGTCAATGCTGCTGGAACCACGCAGGTAGGAAATGTTAACACCGCCGGCGCAGCGCAGGTCCAGGCCGTAGAGGATAAGGGCGAGGAGTATATTGCGGAGATCGACACCCTGATCGAGCAGCATATTGATGACACTTTTACCAAAACGGGTAAGGCTGCGGATGCTAAAGCTACGGGAGATCGGTTCAGCGCTGTTGAAGACGATGTGAGTGATTTAAAGGAAGATTATAGCAAGAATGTTGTTGAACCGTTTAACGATAAAATAAACTTATTTGACGGGAAAGATATTGTTTATGGTGGTTGGAGTGGATCGCGTTTCACTCT